CGCTGAGGCTGTAAACACGCACCGCATAGGTGCCTGGTGTGGTGTCAAGGATCTCATAGTCCGGGCTGCTGACTGTGCGGGTATTCCAGTTATCGCTATCGCGACGCCACTGCACTTGATATTGCGTGACACCAGTAACCGCCCGCCAGCTAATGATCAGCTTTGCCTTGGCGATACCACCAGCGTCATAGAGCACTTCATTTCCTGTCAGGTCGATCGGCGGTGGCGGGACGATGTTTAGGTCTGTGATGTCCCGTTGCTGCAGCGCGATGTCACGTTCAACGTAGGCGTACTTACTGGCGTTATAGGCCAGTGCGGTAACGCCATACTGATTGCCTTCGTCTGTTTCAGTAATAGACAGCACCCGCCATGTTGATGCTTGTATATTGCTGGTTTGATACACCCATACGCTGTTTGCATTAGGTGCGGCACTGAAATTACTGGTAACGACGATGCTATTGCCAACAATGGATTGGATAGCGCGTGATTCAACGGCGCCGGTTGGCAAGATGACCGATAACTCAGCGCCGGCTACGGCTGATAGGCCGGTAGCATCGTCTACGGTGATAGTGGAGGCGGAGGCGGCTGCTATGCGTCCACCACGACGTACCCCAGCGCGTAGCGGATCTGCCACCTCGATCACTTGGCCAGGGCGTACAACCACACCGGCGTCGATGCTGGTGGTGAAGCTGATCACCTCAGATTCGTAGCGCTCGGAGTAGAGTAGCCATTCGCCTAGGCGATGCGCCTGTCCACGGCTAGTGCAGGCAAAAGCGTCTACTTCTTCCTTGACAACACCGTATTTGCTTATGCCATCTTGATCCTCAACTACCTCGTAAGCCTTCTCACGTGTTTCAAGGTCAAGGTAACTGACCACGGCAACAGTAGGTCGTGCCTTACGGCTGCTGCCTTGATAACTAAAGCCCTCTGCTGTGACATTGGCTAGCGTGAATAGGTATGCGCTGTCAGTTGGCTTGTCCTGGCTGATTGTTAGCGTACCAATGCCCCAGTAGGGCATCACACGCATAACGCTGCACAGATCATTGATCAGCTTGTATGCCTCAGTTTGCGTCTGGATGTTGACATTACAGCTAAAGCGTGGCTCCGTCCCGCCGAAGCCATTAGGCACCAACTCGCTGGCGTATTGCGAAGCTGCCAAGAACGCCCACTTATCAAGCTGCGCTGCTTTGATGTGATCGCCGAATCCGTAACGTGTGCTGGTGAGCAGATCCCACAGGATCCAAGCTGGATCGCTACACCACTGCGCAGCGCCAAAGGTGCCATTCCAGATGCCGGCATAGGTCAAACGGCCGGTTGCGCTATCAACGGTGGCATTGCTAGGGATTTGTACCTTGATGCCCCGGATGTGGTAGGCGCGTGATGGGATGTTATTGAACTGCTCTGCGTCAAGCCGTAGCGCTACCAGTGCGCTGTTTGGATACCGCAGTTTGGCGTAAATAATCTCAGTGTATGAGGTCCATTGGATTGCGCTAGAGGACTCGATAACATTGGAGTCTTGCTCAATGCGTGTGCTATCCGACACTGAGATACGTGTTACACGAATATCAGCGGTGGTAAAGCCATCGGTTAGGTTGACGATGTAATCGGTTTGAAATGGATCAGACGTGCGCCCAGAGATTGCGTCTGTAATCACTGTGGTAAAGCCACCGCCGTCATACTGAACAGCGATAGAATAGGTTACGGATAACCCGTAAACGTTGCCGTCTTTTGCGCTCTGCTGCAGCTGTGGAATTGTGAGCGTAACCCGTACTGCATTGACATTAGGGTCTGCAATTTGCCGCGTTACTGGCGTGCCATATTGCACCTCAACGCTGACAGATACCTCTTCTTCTACGTCAGGCGCAATGGCTATGTAGGACTGTGCTTGTGTGCCGGTGCGCGTATCAACCGTGATACCTTGAAAATTGTATGAGCCGTCTGGATTTTGAAGCGGTGTGTCGTTCAGGATGATTGACTGCTGGCCGGCCTTCAGGCCTTCGATCTCGCCTTCGCTGATGAGATCAACGATGGTGGCATATTGGCGCGAGTCAAGGCTGTCACCTGCGACCGTTGGAGTGCGTTGCGGCTCAGATCGTGAGGCTCCGCCGCCACTTCCTCCACCACCAGCACCGGCAATCAGTTTGCCCATCAGCCGCGCACCCTTACGGTGTCGATACCAGCGCTGATGACAACGCTGCCGACGATAGTTTCACCATAGACAATCGGCACTGGCAAACCTTGCCGGCTGGTGTTTTGGATGCCGCTAAAGCTAAAGCTTTCGCGTGGGTCCGCTTCGCGGTTGCCGCTTGTGCCTGGGCCTGACAGGCGTGGAGTTGGCGATAGCAATTGCGCAACACCAGTAAGGGCAAGACTAATGCCAACACCAGCCAATGCAGTGCTAACAGCCAACGGTGCAGCAAGTCCAAGCAGTCCGATAGTGGCGCCGCCGGTGAAAAAAGCACTAGCAAATAATGCCACCCCTGCAATTATCTTGCCAACGCCACCGCCAGCACCGCTGATCACCGGCATGATCTTGATTACCTGCTGCCCTACTGGATCTGCTAGTTCATCCTCGCCGAGATCGTAACCGCCGACAGTGACACGGTAGTGCTGGTCTGCCATGTGGCGCTCCAGGCCGGGGAAGTTGACCGCCAGGAAGCGCACAGCCTCGGCTGCGCTATCGACTGCGGCCTCAAAGGTGCGCTGCCCGAGGAAGGATGCCAGCTTGCCATAAACGCGGATTTTGCGCAGCATCATCGAAGCCTTAGCCTGCCCGCATCGTAATGCCGCAGCCTTCGGCCGGTGCATTTCATCAGCCAGCCACCGTAGAGATCACGACTGCTAAGCCGACCGCGTAGGTGGTGCAGTATCAGCTGATCACCGACGTAGACGCCAACATGATTAAGCTTGTTGTTGTCGATCGCCATCAGCAGTGCATCACCAGCCTGTAGCGGTTCATCTTCTAGCAGCTCGCGGAAGCCTGCAGAGTGCCAGTAGCGGTCGAACAACGGATCCGCCTCAAACGCTTCTGGTGTTAGCGGTCGATCCCAGTCCAGCAGCTGCAAACCATGCTCGGCGTACCAGTCGCGAGTTAGTGTCCAGCAATCCATCAGCGACCACACCCACGGCCTGCCAACCAGCGGCGGCTTGTAGCCGGTTGGGAGCAGCTCTGCGCTCCACGCGCCGGATTTCGGGTTGCAGATGTACCACGGCAGGCTGGAGCGCTCGATGCCGGCAAGGTCTGCAGCGCTTGGCACCGGCGGCATTGCCGGGTGACTGTGGATGATGGCGATGATCTCGCCGGCATCCTCAGCGGCAGCATAATCCTCGGGATCGAGGATGAACTGATCCGCGTCGGTGGATAGGTTGCGGCAGTGCCAGTAACGACGGCGACCTTTGACAACCACCAACAGACCGCACGCCTCGCGTGGGTCCTCGGCCTGTGCGTGCTGCAGCGCCGCATCTTGCCATGTCATGCGTTGAAGGCCCCCACACCAGGGAATGATCCAAATGGCAGCTCAGCGTAAGTGCCGAAGTGCGCCTTGCACGCCGCTAGTGTCTTATCGCATGTTGCCAAGCCGCCGGTGTAACCGCACTCGGTTGATTTGTAGACCCATTGGCACACGTTCGCGATGCACTGCCGCTTCGGTGCGCGGATGCCCGCTAGGTCAAACGCCGCCGCTAGTTCAAACTCTACAATGTCGCGTGTTTCTACTACCTTGCGATCGACATAGTAGATTTCACGCGGTAATTCAGCGGTCGGATCCGGTGCGCCGTATGGGTTGGTGTTGCCGGGGAAGTTAGCGCCGTCGATGTAACGGGCTAGTGTACGCACCCGAGTAAACTTGGCGCCTTCCAGGCCACTTGGCAAGCTGAGCAGCAGCGCGGTGATGGTGCCCATGATATTGCTGACCTGCACCTTGGGACGCGGCAGTTGACCGTTGCCGCTGTATTCAAACCCCGTCGCTTCGATTGGAAAACGCATGTAACTATTGCCGTTCCATGCCACTTCGCCATTAGCGTTGAGTGAGCTGCCAGCGTGGAAACGGTACGTTTGCGTTATACCATGCTGCGCTGTATTTAGATCAAGCTCAAACAGCTCGATAATGGCGCTAGGCGCAATCGCCTGTAGATCGGAGACTGGTACGGTCATCAGCTGCGCAGCTTAGGGCTCGAAGACACGCCTAAATGTGGCGCGTGCCGTGTTACTTACACAGTTGCTAGCAGACACATCCCACTGCTCGCAGACAAACTTACCGGGTGTTCCCCAGGGAGGGGTCCAGTCGAAGGACTCGACACCACCACGGGCAGCCAAGAAGGCGCGTATCTCGTCGCGTTCAGCGGCGGTGCGCTCGGAAAAGGATAGCTGCCACTCCTCGGGATCGGTGTTCAGGCCGAAGCGCGTGCGCTGCTCATAGCCATCGCCGAACTGCGTCTTGCGAACACGCGGCTTGTGCGATTCGCTTACGTCGTAAGAGGCGGTCCAGGTAAACGTGGCCATTGGCGCAGCGCGACAGCGAGACTTAGCAGAGCAGATACAACCAGCTTACGAAGCCAAGAGGCCACCGGGGCGTTTCTGATTGACCAGCTCCTGTTGCACAACAGCAGCGATCACTCGGCCAAGCGCTTGTCCTTGGCCGGCGTCGCCAGACATCTGCTGGTTGCCGCTGGCATCCACGTTGACTTGGATCGTGATTGGGGCCGCACCACCGCCGGAGGACTCGACGCCCAGCCTGCCGCTGGGGAGGCGGCGGAGGGGCATGATCGCCTCGGGGCCGGCCTCGCCGGCCACGCCGTTACGCATAAGCCCGCCATCGGCGAACTTGAACATCGTGGGCTTGTTGACGACGCCGCCATAGGCGAATGGGACGATGCGGTTGGCTGCATCGAAGGCGCCGCCGTAGGCAAACAGGCGCGTGCCGGGATCAAACGCTAGTGGGTTGGCAGTAGCCGCACTGAAGTTGAGTTGCGGTGCGCTTAGCCCGGAGGCGCCAGATGCGGCGGGTGACGGGGCCAAGAAACCTATTGCCTGCATCAGTGAGCGCATGATGAATTGCCGGACAATGATGCGGGTCATGTCAGCAACCAGGCTGGTGGCGAACTCGCGGAAGTTGGCTGTGCCAGTGGTCATCAGGCTGGTGATGGAGTCTTCGACGCCTTTGAAGCCAGTCTGGGCGAGGTCGGCAACGTTGGAGCGGATGGTGCCGATGGATTCGACGTAGGCAAGGGCGCCTTCGCGCAGGCCGGCGTAGGTGTTTGGATCCTGCTTGTAGCGTTGGATTTCCTTGAGGTGATCGACCGTAGTGGCCAGTTGTTCCAGGTGCTTGCGTACCGGTTCTTCGAGCTTTTGCCAAGAATCGCCGTAGTCGGCGATGAGGGTGTCGAGTGTCGTAACTTCCCCCTTACCGCGCTGCAGTTCGGTGATCTGCTTGGTAAGTGTCTCGACGGTGGAGCGAGAGGCAGCACGTTGATAGTCGGCCGTGGTGAGTTCGCCGGCTCGTTTCAAGAAAGCGGTAGCCGCTGGGCCGCCTCTCTTGGATACATCTACTACGGCTCTTTGTACGCGGATCTGCAGGTCATCAAGTGTGCGTTCAAACTCGTTTACGTTCCGCTGGTCGAAGGGGGCACCTAGGCCGGCGAAGATTTCCTCGTTTATCTTGCTTATGTCTTCGCCGATCTGAGCAACCGTTTTGTTGTAGGCTGTTTCGATCTTCTGGCGCTCTACGTCCAGTGTCTGTAGAGACTTAGTGTAGATGTCGGGCGTAATTTGATTGTATTTTTTCTGCAGATCGAGTGCCTGCTTACGCAGAGTAAGTTCGTCAATAGCGAACTTCTTAGCAAGATTAGCGCGGTCAAACTCAGTGGCAGCTTGTTCCTCGGAGAGCTGACCGCGAGCTTTGAGCAGCTCGATGTTGGCGTTTACATATTCGTTAGCCTGCTGGAATAGGTCGCGTTGTTGTTTGGCTGCATCAGCGCCTGCACCCGCAGCGCCGGCGGCAGTCCCTGGGGGCTCGGCGAAGCCGGGCATAGAAGGCGCAGTGGGAGCGTTAGGGGCACGACGAACAAGTGTTTTGTACCGTGACTCCAGTAATGCACTCTCTGCTATAGCCGCTTGTAGGCGAGGTTCGAGTTCATTAAGCTTAGCCCCGAAGTATGTAGCCATACTGGGGGACGCCTCAAAGTCCTTCTTTAGTTGTTCTCTTTCTCGCTGTAGCTTAACAACCAAGTCCTGTACGACTTGGTAGCGCCTGCCTACGTCGTTAGCAACACGTAGTACACTCGCTCTGTCCAGAGCGAAACCGCCTATATCGCGCAGGAACTGTTCACCCGTTGCTTCCGATCTAACCTGTATAAGGCGGTCTTTCGCCCGCTTAATCCGGTTAAAGTAGTCGATAACAAGATCAGCACCAACAATAGCGACCGAAATAATAATCGGGCCAGCTAGTGCTGCGGCGGTAGCCCTTGCTGTAGCGGCAAATAGTTTAAGTTGCCGCTCTGCCATGATTGCTTGTGCTGTGGTACGGCCAAAGGCAGCGCCCATAAGCGCAGCAGCGCCGCTGACCAGGGGGCCTAGTGCGGCGAAAGCGCGACCGGCATAGATCGTGGAGGTGAGGACGACACCGAACTTGGCAACCAAGGCGATTGCACCGGCGTTGGCGCCAAGGGCTTGAATGACCTTGGCCAGACCTTGAGCCAGGTTGATGAGTGCGGGGGTGGCGTCCTTAAGGGCCTTGGCGAAGACGGACTGGAACTGCGCACCAAGCGGCTGCAGGGCGCGGCCTACGTCTTCGCGCATCTTGTCGTAGGCGACTTTGAGGCGTTCGCCTGCGTTTTCGCTGGAGGCAGCGATCTCCAGGGCGGTTTGACCGTGCTTGGTGCGGAGAAGTTCAAGGAACTTCATCAGATCGTTGAGGCCGATCTTGCCCTGTTCGAGGCCCTTGGCCAGTTGAGGACCGGTGCGGCCGGTGGCCTCGGCAAAGAGGGTGTAGGTGCCGGGGAGGCGTTCAGCGATCTGGTTCAGTTCTTCGGCGCTTACCTTGCCTTTGGAGAAGACCTGCGTGAGGGCGAGCATGGCGCCATCTACCTGCTCGGCCTTGCCTCCGGTGGCGGTGACGGCCTCGGTAAGAGCGCGGAAGGCGAAGGTGGACTGGTTGACCGTGCCACCGGCGCCGAGGATGGCGGCGCTAAGGCGGGTCAGGCCGCCGATTGCGGCTTCTTGGGGGACGTTGAGTTCGCGGGTAGCGGCGTTCGCGGCAGCGAGCACCGTGTTATAGGAGGCCTGGTCCTTGACGATGCCACGCAGGGCGATCTTCATCTTGTCGAGCGACGCGGCATAGTCCGCAAAGCCCGCCAGCTGCTGACGGAACATACCGACCTGCGCACCGGCGGCGGCACCCGCAAACGCGCCGCCGACACCGCCAAAGGCCAAGCCGCCAAGACCGCCGATAAGACCCTCGGGACCGCCGAAGATCCCCCCGCTGAGTGCGGCGCCGACGCCTTGGGCCATTTGCATACCGCTTAGGGGACGGCGGCGGGTTCGGTCGCGGCGTTCCAATTGCCTGTCGATTGCAGCCGTCTGCTTGTCGATCTGGCGATTGAGCGCGGCGTAGTCGGAATCGAGGGGGGAAAGCGAGGCCTGTAGCTCGTCAAGCACCGAGCGCAGATCCTGCAGGTCGCTGATCGACCGCCGGCTAAGCGGGCCGAACTCACGCAGGCGAGTGTTCAAGCGGTCCATGCCGCGATCGGCACCACTGTCGCCAGGACCACTAGGCGGCGTGGGCGGCAAGTTGCCGCCGCCGCCTGCGGGAGGTGTACCACCACGGCCACGCATCCCAAAGGACAGGCCACTAAGGCCCAGGCTGCCAAGCTCCCTGAGGTTGGTGGTGCTTTGCTGCAGAGCGGTACTCAGGCTGGTGCGCAGCGTCTTGATAGGTGCCAAGGTCTGGTCAACAAGCTGTTTAGCCGTGGGGACTACGCTCTTGACTGCTTCGATGTCGAGGCTGCGCAGTTTGGTGCCGGCCTGCTGCGCGGTGGTCTGGATGCTGGTGCGCAGTGTGACGAGCGGGCTGGTCACACGATCAATAAGGGTGCTTGCAGCGCTGCTTAGGGCGGCACTACGGGAACGCGACTCGCTTAGGTTCCGGGCGAGCTTGCTGGCGCCGACCTGAGCCGAAGCGCTGATGATGCGCCGCAGCGTTTCGTAGGTTCCGGTCTCGCCGTTCCAGAAGTTGTCGGTGGCGGCTCGGTACTTGATGAGCGCCTCGCGCAGAGAAGACGAGGCGGCTGCACGACCAAAGGTTTGCCCGCCTCGGGTAAGCGGTCCATCTGTCTGGAACCTGCCAAGGTCATAGGGGGCGAAAATGCCTGGAGCTTGGCGCAGCGCAGGCGCTTGCGTTCCGAATACAGGAAGCGCGGTGGCGCCGCTGGACGGGCGCGAAATGCCAGGCACGGCGCCGCTAAGCCGCGTGACGGGCTGCAGCACCTCACGACGAAGGGCGGAAGCCAAGGGACCAACGAACGCACCGGTGCGGCCTACGGCTCGCATGGCTTCGGCGCGAATCACCTCCTCCAAGCCTGCGCCGGGGATCCCGGCGGTGCCGCGCAACCCGCGACGCTGCTCTACAGGTAGGAACGTTGGAGGAACAATGCCACCACGCTCGTAAGCACGCCGGTAGGTGGCGAGGGGTAGTGCCGCTGAGTTGGTAACGCCCTCGCCGAGAAGACGGGCAAAGGGCAGAGTGGCAGAGGGGCGGGCACTCGAACGAATAAGGAAGTTCTGCAGCTTGTCCGCTACGTCTGATACCGGACCACCTAGGCCGCCAGGCAGCGGAGCCTTGGCAGGACTACCCAGCGCAAACTGAATGGCAGCTTGGATCTGCTTACGGCCAGCCTTGATGGCATCTACGGTTCCCTTGACGATGCCTTGCCCAATAGGTTCACCGACCTCACGCCTACTTACGCCCGAAGGACTATGAATATCCCAATCACCGAAGATAAAGTCAAGGTACTTATCAACAAGCGACTTACTTCCTTTCTTAAGTGTATCACTGTCTGTGGCGCCCTTGACGATGCCCTGAGCTATACCTTCGCCAACCTGCTGACTGCGATTGTCAAGCAGATTGGTGCGGGAGCCCGTCTCGAACGAGGCAACAATGTCGTTGTAGACCTCGGCGGGCGATTTGCCCATGAAGGCTTGTTGGCGGCGTAGGCTGGAGGAGGACAGCCCCACAACCCGTTCGTAAAGAGGTGACAGCTCACGCCCACCGTCTACGCCAAGCGCCTCGGCCATAAGGCTGTGGCGGCGGGCAACAAGATCGCGTTGCTTTAGGCTTGCGTCAAACTGCGCTAAGAGTGCATCGTTTGCGGCTTTCTTCTTAGCCAGCTCAACTACAGCGTTGTGATCTAGGCGAGCTTGATGTTCGCGATTAGCCTGCTCTTCGATGGCACGTTTAGCAGTTTCGTGGTCGCGGACCACTTGCAACATCTGGTCGTAGGCTTCTTCCCACTTGCCGAAGGCTTCCTGAACTTCGCGCACAGCGGCGGCCTGGCGCTCGCCAGTCACACCACCGATACCTTCGTAGCGTTGGCGAACTTCGCTGGAGAAGGCACCGAAGCCACTTTGCGCTAAGGTTTCGCGCTGCGCTGCCATGCGTTGCCGGATGGCGAAGACCGCGTAGTTGGTGGGCATACGGCCCAGCTCGGTGATGCGGGTCTGGAGGCGTGTGGCCTCGGCGGCCAGACTGCGGAACTCCTCGGTACCCTCGGCGGTGGCACGGTTGACGCCGGCCATGCGCTGTTGGAGGTACTGCAGACGCTCGTTGAGCCCCTCGACGGTTACGGAGGAGCCGCGCACACGATCGCGGTATTCTTCAAGGACAGTGGCCTGAGCGCGGGCCTCACCGCGCTGCACGGATTCCAGGCCGGCGATCTGAGAGGCAAAGCTACGGCTGCGAGGGCTACCTGCCGGAACACTTGCAAAGGCTTCGCGGGCGCGGTTCAGCTGCTGCCCGATTTCCGCCATCGACATGCGACCGATGTAGTCGCCTAGGCGGGAAAGTTCGACGATTAGCTTTTGTATGTCGTCTGTGATTGCGGTAAACGATGCGTCGATGTCGGCACGTACAGCGTCCAGCTCGTTGCCTACGCGTTGACGCATAAACGCCATGGCCGTGATTACGGATCCTGTGGCTACAGCAGCGGTGGGGCTTATACCGCTAAGCGCTGAGGTAAAGCTATTAGCAATCTCGCTAAGTGACTCTATACGGTTCTGAAAATTAGCGAACTGCGCAGAACTTTCGGCAAGATTCTTAGATAGACCACCAAGTACCTTATTCCCCAGGTCGCCGCCAAATAGACCACTGAGTTTGTTAAGTCCAGTCTGCAGCTCGGCCACCCGTCCGCTAAGGCCGGCAAGAGCAGATGCGCCGCCGCCGAACGCGGCCGTACCGATGCCAGTAGCCTGTCCCGCAAGAACACCAGCAGTAATACCTTCAAATATCCGCCCCGTGGCTCCGACAGGCGTACCCGCCTGTTCGGTCATACGCTTAAAGAAAGCGAAGGCGGAGGCGACTTTGCCGCGTGCTTGCGTTACTTGGGTGGTATCGACGTTGATGTCGAGCTTGAAGTTGTCTACGGCTTTGAGGCTGGTGTTGAGCCGGTCAACGTCAGCCGTGGTGGCGTTGATGCTGCGGGATGTGGCAGCCAGTTCTGTGCGAGTGGAGCGGAGGGATTCGGTGTAGCGCTTGACCGAGGCGACGCTGCTGCCGAATACGCGACTGCCCTGGCGGTCGAGGACTGTTGTTTGACGAGCCACTTCTTGCGTGGCTTCGGTAAACCGGGCTTTAAGCGTGCTAATGTCGGCACCTAGTTGCGTGTAGGTACGACTGTTTATTACAGCCTGGCCTTGTAGGGATTTAAGGCCAGCAATTTGTGCATCAATTATACGAGTAGTAACTTTACCTGCATCGGCGTAATTAAGAATAGCCTCGCGGGCGAGTGTAATGTCACGCTCGGAGGCTTGAGTAACGCGACTAAGCTGCCGAAAAGCACCGCGAACACTGTCGAGACTGTCGAAGCCCTTGATACCAAGGCGTAAGACAATATCCTCAACAGTCTGGGCCACCTAGTCCTCCTCCTTCTTGTTGAGCGTGCTCAGCGCGGCGCCTTCCATGAGTCGGAGATCCTCAAGCATGGCAACGCGGTCCTCAACGCAGTATAGATCGAAGAAACCGCCAGGCATAAGCAGGATCTCGTACTTGAGGCCGAGGTAGCCCGCCATGGTGGTGTTCCACTGCGTTTGCATACGCAAGAACATAAGCACCGTGTCCCAGTTTTCGTCCCAGACCTCGTAGGTAGTAGCGGAATCGGAGGGGGAGGAGGCCGACGAGGAAAGTAAGGCGGGGTCGAGGCCGAAGGCAGCCGCGTCATCTACGGTCTTGTCTTCGACCTGCTTACCGCCGGCCCAGAACTCAGCGGCGCCTCTCAGTTTCCCTCGCGGGCTCCCTCAAAGGTGTCGGTGTAGGCAGACAGGACCCCGCGCACCCAGTAAGGGTCGTCAACAAACTCGGTGAGGGTCTCGGTGGAGAAGGGGATTTCGGTGCCGTCTTCTTCCTTGATGCCGGACCAGTCGAGGACGAGTGCTTTCAGCAGCGGCAGATCGCCCTTGGTGCTGAGCTTGGTGAACTCCTTACGGCCCATGCGTTTGAAGGTGGCCTCAAACGTGCTGGGATCGAAAGCACCACCATCGGCAGGCTCTTGAACAGTGACAGGCCACTTGAAGGTGCTGACCTTCTTGCGAACAAACGCCATAAGGGGTTGCGTTGAAATGTGGGTAAGTTCAGTGTAGGCATGAAAAAGCCACGTAGGCAAGCAGCTCTAAGGGGCTGCGTAACTACGTGGCTAAGTTGCGTGGCTGCAGCGCTGCGTGGCTGCAGCGCGGCTTAGGCGAAGACGAGGCGGAACTCGTCGTTACCAGCGGTCGAGGGGACGAAGGTGGCGGGCAGGGACAGCATGTGGATGCCGTCCTGGTCGGAGTAGGACGGGTCGCCGATGTCGAGGCGGCTGGATTGCAGAGCGACAATGTTGCCGCCAGTGTTGCCGTGGATGAAGGACAACTCACCAAGGGTGCCGTCCGTGAGGGCGGCGGTGAAATAGTCCTTCTCAGCGATGGTCGGAGCTTCGATGACGACGGTACCGGTGGTAGCACGGTCGGTGATCAGCACCTGCTTAGTGCAGTTCACCAGTTCGCGGTAGACGGTGGTGACGCCAAGGTCCATCGAGACGGACTGGAGGCAACCGCTGTAGCCCAGCAGGGTGAAAGCGCCGCTGTTGCCTGCCTTGAAGATTTGCGGGGTGGCTTGGTCCGCGTAGGTGACGGTTGGGGCAGCGGTGTCGGTGGGGGCGTTGTAGATGCCGGTCATCGTGAAGTCGATGGACGGGATCTGACCAACTTGGGGGTTGAGGGTGAAGGTACCCCGGCAACCGGTCAGCTTGTGAAGCACACCATCAATGTTGTAGTAGATGGTGGCCGAGCCAAACGAGCTGCTTACTGGGGTGTAGACCACCTGAGCGTCGATGCTGTAGACGCTGGTGTTGCTGAACGTGACCGCGCCGCTAAGGGGGCGAACCGTGGCAACTTTGGTCGAGCCGACGTAGGCGGTGATCAGTGCGATCGTGCCGGCGCCGGAGCCGGCAGTGATGCGAATGATCTGACCTTTGTAGAAGTCGTTGGTGGCGCTGGCCCCAGCAGCAAGGGTGATGCTGTTGCTGGCGCCTGCGGTGGCGGTGCCAGTTACGGCGGGGGTAATCGTGGTCGCAGCCAGGCCGCACGCTTTCAGCACGGAGTCGTAGCGCGGAGCGGTGCCGGCGGTGCCGGAACCTGCCATCTCAACGCTGAACGTGCATTGAACGCGAGTGTTGGCCAGAAGCTGCTCAGATGCGCCCAGGTAGGGGCGAACCAGATCACGGCCCACCACATCACTCTGCATCGGAGTGATTTCCAGGTTGCGCACCAGGATGGCGTCGGCACCGCCGGGGGTGCTGTCCGTCCCGTAGGTGGATTCCGTTTTCGCCAGAATCAGGCGTTTGCGTGTAAGGAGGGGCATCGTGAATCACCGCTGAGGGGAATGGGGCAGCGTCCGCTCGACAAGGGTGCGGATGCCTGTAGCCGAGTCCAAGATGTAGGTGCCACCTTGGCCGCTGTAGTCCTCTTCAAGTGTAAGAGGCGTGGTTGCAACATCCTTAGCCTCACGCTTAGCAGAGACGCTAGGTGTGGTGTCGGTGAGCACGGGAGAATCAAGCGATTCGTCGTCAGCAGAAAATGTTGAATCGTCTGCAGACGTGGGTGCCGTAGAGCGCGGCATAAGCCTTTGGCAGGTAAGTGTATGGTAGGCGGTGAGGGTTGTACTGCTTCGCGGTACTGCTAAGTCACTAACTAGGACGAATAGCAGCGCACCACCGCAACTTAGGCCGCCAAGCTACTTACGGAGGTGCGGTAAAGGACGCGGTAGGTGCAGTAGATGACGCCTACAGGGGTATCGGCTGCCTCCAAGGTGAACTTGGTGGGGCCTGGTTGGATGTCGATGGTCAGACCGCCCAGGCTCAGGTCGGCCATGAGTTTGGCATGGAGCGATTCGATGATGGGATCGGCGGCTTGATCGGGAACTGTGGCTCGGATGATGATGACGATGCGGACGTTGAGGGAATGGTCGAGAGTGGGGAGGGATGTGTTCTGGGTAGGTGTGTCGGTATCGGGCTCGATGACGAGTGCAGGGGATTCGGCGCGGGTAAGAGGTTCGACACGGCTGCGGTAGATGCGTGTATCCACGCCAGTAGTACCAGCAAGCGCAGTGTGCAATGCGCTTAGGATCTGCTCACGCTTGGTAGTCACGACACTTAGCTCCTGACTTCGGTGGCCACGATTCGACCGCGTTGGAAGTCGATGGTAGTGGTGTCGCTGATGTTGGCGATGCGGACGCTGACTTCCTCGTTGGCGGCTACAGAGATCATCCAGCTGGTGGCCAGTTTGGCAATGGCGTTTCCGCTGGCGGAGTAGGCGCGACACTCGGAGGCGTCGATGAGGGTGCCGTTTTTGGCAAGTTTGATGCCGAGGACGTGGTTGTTACCAGCAGTGGCGTCGATGCTGGCGTAGAAGCGCAGCAGCTTGGTAGCGCCACTGGTGTTCTTGAGGGCAAAGAGGTCAGTGGTGCCAAGCGTCATACCGCTGGCGGTGGTGCTGTCAAAGGTGGCGGTGAGGCCGGTCGAGACGTAGGCGCCAGCGGTGGCGATGGCGATAGTGCCGGAGGTCATGCGACTGGCTTGGCCGCGAACGTCGGCGCCGCTTAGGTAGTAGGGGAGGGCGTTCCAGGTGGTGGTGCCATCGCCAACCTTGATGCGACGGGTATCAGTCTCGATAGCTAGTTCGCGTAAGGCGAGGACGGGGTTGGTAGAGGCCCAATTGGCGGCGGTATCGCCGCGTGGCCGCACTCGGGCGATGCTACTCATGCCGCTCCACCATCGACTGTGTTTCCATCAATGTAGGTGGTAGGAGCGCTACCCCCGTCGATGTCTGGGTCGAGCTGAACTAGGCCAAGATTGGTGATTGTGCCAGCGGCACCATTAGCGTCGATAGACGTAAGAGAAGTGGTGTGTGGCGTTTCGAGATCGCGCTGTAGGCAGATTTGTACCCACGCACCATCGGTAAGTAGAGTGGTGGTTCTTACGGTGTATGGAACACCATTTACGCTTAGTTGTGCTCCGTACAGTAAACCACCAAACTTAGACGCTTCACAAGTAAGGGTGTAATCGGTACTGATTACCTGGCCGTCGAGGATCAACTCGCTGGGCATGTCGAGGATGCCCTGGCCGGTGGTGGAACCGGCGACGACATCCACGCCGAAGTCGGCTAGGTAGATGGAGGGGTCGTCAGTGAGCATGGCGGTAGGAATGAAAAAGCCGCTAGGCCTCGCAAAAGAGGAGGCTTAGCGGCTGAGGACGGAAGCGACGCAGCTTACTGGTACTTCTTGACGCCGAGGCCGACCACGGAGATCACGGAGCTGGCGGTGCCCACTTTTTCGTAGACGTTGACGCGGACGTAGCGCTTCACGTCGTCCTTGGAGATGGTCGCTTTGCCGAGGTAGGCAGCGTTGCCGATGTCGTCGAAGGCGCCGCCGGTGATGGCGGTGAAGTTGTTGGCGCTCTCGTCGCTGT